TCAATTCGTTTATTGCTTGGTTCTTAGCAAACCCTGTCGAATCAACACCGGATGCAATCATTTGAGCAATTTCATGTGCAGTAAATTTTCTTCTAACTGTTTCATTATCAATTGTCTTTGAAATCATTTCATCTAATATGACACCTTGAACCGATACTGTTTTTTGAGCCATTCCTAAATCTAAGGCTGCGGATATAGATTCCCCCGTAGCGACACCGGATAGAGGAACAGGAAAAGAAGGTATAGTTTTACTTACTGATATAGAAACTGAATTAACCTTTAGCGGAATAATATTTACTGAATCGCTATTATCAGTATTACTTTGCAGTTTTAGATATACATATGTAGTCATTTTAAATCACCTTAGACAAATCCTCTTCCTGTGGAAGTTCTATTTATATTCTTGAAAATATCATTACCTAATTGTTTAGCCACTCTTCTCAATTCAGCATCGGATAAGTCTTTAGCGTTTACAGTTATGTTGAAATTATTAACAACTGAACTACTAGAGCCGACCATTTTCTTACTATCACTATTACTATGAACTCTAGAGCCTTTTGGTAAAGAGACTAACTCCGGCCCTTTTTCTCCAACAACTGCCATACCGCCCCCCGAAACTCCTCCGTTAGCAAAAAAGTCTAATTTGAAAGTGTCTTTTATAATGTCACCTAATTTTTTAACTACTGCAAAAAGTAAAGCAGTAAGACCAAGAATAACTAAAGCAGGGAGGGCATAAATAGCAACTACTGTTAACATTTGAATCATTATTTGTTTCACTACATATGCTGCTAAAAAGATAAATAGTGCCTTCTTCGCTATTTTAAACACTGTGCTTCTAAATTGTTCGTCGGTTAAGAATTTATGAATGAGGTCTAATCCTGTATAGAAGGTTGCTATTGCTAATGCTAATAATCCTTTTAATATAACTATAAGTATATCCCACGCTATCATTAATAGATTATCAACAAATTCTAAAGCATAGTCTAAAAATGTATAAATATCTCCCGATAATAAAGCACCTATCATACTAAATATTAACATAACATTATCTAATACTAATGACCCTATTCTCATTATATCATCTATTACTCCGAAATCTTGTAGTATTCCTAATGAATCGTGGATAAATTTAGCCAATACCAAGAATCCCATAATTCCAAGCATTAGCATTATTAACACTTTAAAGGCGTAGTTAAGAAAAGGTTTGGCTAGTTTTTGAAGACTTAACATTCCCTTTCTATATTTGATAGAGGCCTTTTCAAACTTCACTTGCATTTTCTTTCGGATTTCTAATTCTTTGACACTAGAAATCATATTATCTCTAATTTCTTCAAATAAGGTTTTATCAATCTCTGCCGTTCCCTCTCTTGTTGCTATTATTTTTTTTCCTCTTTTTTTATTTTTTAGTGCTTCTTGTTCTTTTGTAATATCAGCACTTATACTTGCTCTACCTTCTGTAGTTTGCATTCCTTTTTGAAATTGTGCAACTTTTTGTGCTTCTTCAAAAACTTTCGCTTGTTGTTCACCCTTCTTAATTAGTTCTTCTAATCCTTTTGTATATGCTTCATTGGCTTCAACGCCTTCTAATATTGCTGCATTATAGGCTAATGTCCCTTTAATCGCTTCATTAACTTCTTTATTTTGTTCGCCTTGCATATATTTTGCTAACTCAAAACTACTAGTATTCATTAACATTAACTCATCTAACTTTTCTAGTTGTGGGGCTAATGTTTCATATGCTTGAACTTGCTCTATTACTTTTTCATTTGCTTTTCTTTGCGCTTCCGCATTTTTTTCCGAAGCCTCTTGCACTAAAGCCAAAGAATCTACAAACGCCCTAACTTTATTTTGTAATCTCCATAATGGACTACCCGAAACAAGCCTAGCAAAGATAGTCCATTTTCTACCTGCACCCGAAATATTATCGGACATTGTAATAAGTCGTTTAGTAAGCCCTTTGAACTCAATACCCGCTTGTAAACTAACTTTATTTAAATCACTAAGATTACCTGCGAGTTTCTCGACTTCATCGGCCATGTTATCTACCTGCGTTCTTTTTTGCTTTCTCTAACTCGTCATGTTTAATCTTTTCCATACTAAAATGAACTCTTAATAAATCCATCACTAGACTTGATGGCATTTTGTAAATTTCTAGTGGACTTATAGATAAAGCCGAAGCCAATGTATAAGTCATAATTAAGAATACTGTTTCGGGAGTAGTCCCCTTCCCCTTAATAGCATTCTCAATCACTCGTTTTTTTCTTCATCCTCCTGTAAAACATTCATAGGATTAGGTAGGATTTCTTTTAATTGATTGCCAACATAAGGACTTAGCCTTAGCATATCAATAGTCGAAAGGGAAGGTTCAGTTTTAGATATAAAATTCTCTACCATATAACGATACATGGCGTTAATATCAATATCTACATTTTGTGTTCTAGTGTCTATTTTCATAACACTATTCATGGCTTTTTCAGCCTCTAGCCATGTAGGTTCTTTTACCCACACTTTTAGATATTCTTCTTGTTCGGGTGCTACTTTAACATAGTGTAGCGTAGGCTCTTGTAGTGCGAATAGCACATTCTTATCTTTTATTACTTTCTTTTCAGTCATATTATCCACCTTCAAAACCAACAAACAAACAAACGGTGTTGGTGGAATTTAATTACTTGGCTATTGGAGTTTTCTTTTTCTCCTCCTTAGCCTTCTTTTTTGCTTTAGCCTTTTCTTGTTTTTCCGCTAAAGCCTTTAATCTTAATTTTTCTCTTTTATCCAAAGAATCACCCCTGTAAAACCCAATGTGTTGTTACTTCACACAAATGTAAATCTCTCGGCATTACTGTTCCTTCAATAGTAATTGGCCCTTTGTCGTCGGGAATAGTAACATTAGCCGCACTTAAGAAATAATTTTTCAATTGTATTTTTATCTTCTCTCCATTGTCTTTATCAAATTCTAAATTTAATAAACCATTCGCTACTGTATCGGTGGCAATTTCTTCTGTTTGTGAATTAGCCCCAACTAATTCTTCATAGAGTTTATCATCAGTAATCATAGCGGTAAAAGAAATTTCATATGTTCTTTGAGCAGGTATAGCGTCTTTTATCTTTTTATTTCCTATTCCTAAAAATCTCTTGTCTTGTAGGTTGTTGTTGATTGTCAAAGTAAAATTAGTTATCTTCAAAAATTGTTGTCCAAATATACTAAAAGAACCACTTGAGAAAAAGAATGGCTCTAGCGATTCTGCCCCTGTTGCTGCTAAAGTATTTGAGCCGCTACCATAATTAAATAGAGTTGTGTTGGTTAAATCCGAATTTCCCCCTCTTGCTTGGTATGCTTCTTGTTGTTTTAGAGTATGAACTGTTCTAGTGTTTAAATCCATAGTCATTTTAACTTCTTCATTTTCATTAGCCGTCATAGTTAATGTATTGACTCTATTGCCTCTTGCTATTCTAACAAAATTCTTTGACTCGGAAGCCGCCGTTGTTTCTGTATTGTAGGTATTGGAAGATTCTAATTTACTTAGCGTTTGTTCAAGAGCAAAAGAAGGTAAGTCTTCTCCGTCTGCTTCTGCAAATGTATATTTGATTGGGTTTTGAATAACACCCGAAGCATTGTGACTAGGTAATGTAAGTAATGCAAAATGTGTAGCAGTATCTTGGTGTGCTACGGGAGGTATCATAAATGAAGAATCAGTGGCAGTTCTATAAAATATAGGGCCTGTTGAAGTGTGTCCTTCTAAAGTATCGCTAAATGTTTTAGCGGTAGCGGTTTCTCCAATATCTAAATAATGAACATTATTAGCATGTGCAGTATAAGGTGGAGTTGCAGGGTCTAATGAACTTGAACCTGTAAATGTAGCATTAACCTTAGAACATTGTCCTAGCGCATAATATAACCATGCTCCATGATTTGTAATGTATGCTAAATTCCCACCACTAGAAGTTTCGATACCTTTGTATTGATGAGTAAAATTTCTTTTTCCTCCTAATGAAAGATTGAGTTGTTTCATCTCAACCTCAACACTTGGGAAGGTTGCAGTTTCCAAAAGACCCAACCAATTATCAGCACTTAATCTAGCGATTGAGCCTGTTTTAGTAGTAGGGGCAGGAGTTCCATAAGCATGTAATACAATAAAATCTGTTGCATCTTGTATAGTTAAAGTATGTGCGGGGGTTATAGTAAAAGAAGTTGTGTCATTTGATGAAACAGTATGTGTTGAGACATAAGTTCCATTGTCGTATAAATCAACCTTACAACCAACATACAAATCTTCGACCAATCTTACATTGTCACTCCATAAAGCATCAGCAACTAATTGAGTGCTTGAACTTGAACTGTCTAAAATAATCTTTAAGTCTAACTCCGGTATGAATGTTAAACTTGCTCCACTTCCTAAAAATATATCTGTATTTGTCATGCTTATCTCCCCTCTCCTTTACTTACTTACTAGGGAATACTTAATGCGAATCGTTTTGCTTCTACTGTCAATTTATATCCAAATAACCTCTTTGCTCTATCGTTGCTCTCGCTTCTTGAACCTACAAACACTTGATTAAACTTAGAACCATCACTTGCAGTATGTCCCTTACGACCTCGCTCAAGCGTATGACGGGCTATCAAGTATAAAGCCTTTAGCCTATCTTTTCCAAAACTAGCATCTGTTCCGGCTCTTTCATCATGTATGGTTCTCATGTGCATTGTAAATGAATAAGTTTCATTTCTTACATCAAAATGAACTGTTGGATATTCTATATTTTGAGAGTCTTCAAAGAATACTATAACATCTTTAGCCGTTAAATCATATCTAACTCCTCTATTCTTATCTAATGTTCTAACATCAACAAAGTTAGGAGTTCCTGCATGGTCGGCAGTTATTTTTCCTTCACTAATTAATGTTGTAACAGAAGAACTCCAATTAGTAGAGACTAAATCAATAAGTAAACTTACTTCATCCATATTATCGCCTCAATGCTTTTTTGAAATCATCACTTATTTTTTGAGATAAAGCCCTGCTAAAATTTTCTTGTGCATTCTTTATTATTTCTTTATTGCTAAACGACACATCAATTCCTAATACTTCCGATAATTCCTGCATAGCCTTTTGTCTTTCCATTTCTATTTCTAAAAATTTCTTGAACATCTGTATTTCTTGCATAGAAATCACTCAATTAAATAAACTAAATCACCCTTTCCTTTCAGTATATCCATAGCCTCTTTTGTTAGAATGTCATACTTTTCTTTAGTTGAAATATTACCTCCTGTTTCAGCAATCATTATTGTTTGGTCGTCGTGCCTTAGTAATTCGGCAGCGACTAACATTGTAGTTGCTTTATGTATAGCCGAAGGAACTCTTGAAGAACCCGCAACATAAGTAATTATAATTGAATTTTGAGTATGATATGGATAATCTCTTAGGAAAAATATTCTTCCATCATCTTTAATACTCCAAAAACTACCCAATCTTTTCATGTCTTGCATATCTGTAAATGCTTCCGAAGTTGATTGTGAATCTTGACCTGCTTTATCTGTAAGTGTTATTGTGCATCCCGAACCATCTTCTCCTGCTAACAAACTTGAAATATTAATCTTATATCCATTATCGGGGTCGATAGAAGCATAAAAGAAATCACTTATGCTTAAATTATTAGGTGAAGAAGTTCTTTCTTTTTCTCTATTAGCCCCTGTAAATTGAGCAGTATTCGCAGGAAACTCTTCATTAATTAAATGGCAAATATCCCTAGCAGTTGTCTTTGCTCCAAATCTACTGTCGAATGTATTGTGAGCCGACATAGTTCCTTCTCCTTGAAAAAACAACTCAAAGGTATCACCACTATTAGGAAGTTGTAAAGTTATTTTTCTAAGATGTTGAAAACTATCGGGGTTTAGTGTGACGCTTGCTTGAGCCGAAGCCAACTCTTGATAACTATTGCCTTGCCAAACTTTCAAAGATATTACTTTCTTTAATTTCATTGTGGCTAATTGTATAAATCCAACATAGCCACCATAGTATGCTTGCATTGGGTGTCTAACAAATTCAAAATCATGGAACTCATCTTTGTGAATAATAGGTCTGTATGACCTCTTTACTTTATCATCAACAATACCTTCTATGTTTTTTATGATTTTACCAACTTGGGCTTGACTAGGATAAGTAGAAGATGAAAATGCAGGGACTTGTAACATATCCGATACTGCATCTTTATCTGTATAATATCCTTTACCTGTTGAATAATCAACATCAATAGATGTGTAGTCGCTTGGGGATGATGCTATTGCCATTTTAAATACCTACCTCTAGTGTTTTTACTCTACTTAATATCGAATTTATAAATGTGTTTAAATGGGAAATATCTACCCTACTTTCTATAATACGAGTTTTTTTCTTTTTAGGATTGAAACTCCCTCCTTGAAATATTATAGATGTAGGAGTAGCGTATAATCTTTTTATTTTATAATTAGTTGATTTTTTTGTTTTTGTTTTTTCCACTTCAAAATCAATTTTATACACATTTTCCAAATCATTCAAGTATGGTTTTAATCTTTCTTTTAAGAAATCTTTTGTTTTTTCAAAAGAATTTTTTCTGTCGTCACTACTAAACTTACTAGGAACATCTTTATATTTTTTATAAAAATCACTTTCCATTTTTTCTACTTCTTCTGCTTTATCTTTAATCATCTGTTTTATTTCTGTTTCTAATGCAGGTGACTCTTCAAAAATATTATCCTTGCCATCGAAAAAAATCCCATAAGTTAATTCTTGAAACTTGTCTATCGAGTTTGCTTTTTTGTCGCCAAGTAATTCCGGTGAAGCACCCCCTCTAAAAATCTTAGACAAAGTAAGCCCTGTTTCTCCTATTAGTTCTTGCACTTCTTTTTGAAAATCAAATAATTCTGTTGCTAGTTTATTAGAAATTTCTTGTTTTTTCGCTTCTTTTTCTAAGTCTTTAAGTGTAGGTCTAACTATATTTACTTCTTTTCCTTTTTTATCTTTTACTTCATCTAATTTTCTATCTATTTCTCTTTCCTTTTCATCTTCAAAATCAAGTAGCATTTTTCGATATTCAGTTTTGAATGTTCTATTTATTTCATTCTTTAATTTTTTTTGAAGATTTTTCATTTGTCTATACTTAGTAACTTCTTCTTTATTATCATCTTCATATTTTTTACCTAAATGAACAACTATCGGGTCTGCTCTACTATTGGGGGTGATAGTTCTAGTATCTACTACCAATGGAATAACTTGGCTTGTTAGTGTAGAAACTGTGTCCATAGGAGTTTCTACACCTAACTTTGGGTTTTCTCTTGTTTCCGTCAAATCACCGGAAGTTTTTGTGTAGGGTTCTGCAAGTTTAATATTAGTAAATCCTAAATTAACTAAGGTTTTGAATTTATCTCCATCTTTGAATTTGTTTAATTCATCTATTTTAACTCGCTTAATATTATCAGCATCAGTTGTTATATTATACAAATCATCAAAGTAAGAATCATAATCTTCAACTCCTTTCTTTAATTGGACTTTTGTTTCTTTAGAGTCTAGTGGAAACTCATACATTCTTTTCAAAGTGCTAGGAGTAAGTTCATTCAACTTATAATTCATAATTCTATCATCTAACTTAACAGAATTAAATCTTTCTTTTACTTTTTTATTTCCTAACAGTTCTTTTAAAGTAGTGTCTTTAATTTTATCTAGGGCTTGTTTGTATATTTTTTTATATTCCCTTGCTTTGCCTTGATTTACTTTCTTTAAATTATCCCACTCGTAGTTATCATCGATGTTATTATTAGCCTTTCTTATTCCTACCTTTATATCTAAAATATTATTTAAGATATATTTCAAAAAAACATCATTTGCTATGTCACTATTCCATTGTTTAGGCACACCGTTTATAATGACTTTCAAAAAAATCACCTTCACATTAACCATTTAGCCCAAGCCGCACCTTTCTGTATGGCACTACCTAAACCTAAACCGCTTGAAGGTGGCTCATAACTCATTTGTCCTTGAGCATCTATCCAATATGGCCTACCATAATTGTCAGTTCCCGATGGTGGAATAGGATAACCACTACCATTATTCATAGCCCCTTGTACTTGTTGATATTGTTGAACATTACCTGTTAGTCCCGCTACTGCCATACCTGCCGATGCCTGTTGCATAGGCATTTGTCCTGCTCCTCCACTAAATCCTTGTGATTCTAAGTATTGTTGTTTAGCCAACTTTCTTTGATTAACAACTTCTGTATTAATCGCAGCGTCTAGTATTCTTTGTATATCTAACTCAATGTTTTCTTGAGTAATCTTTTCAAATTCTCTCATAGCATCATTATGAATCTTTAACATTCCTGTTGTAGAATCCGTTGTAAATTGTAATTTAGCCAACATCTTACTAACTACTCTTTCTACAACATCTTCCATAAGTTTCTCCATTTGTGTCAAAAACATTTGACCGTGATATTGAAAGAACTCTTCAACATGATTATCTTGTAAAGAAAGTAAATTATTTACATTCTTAAATTGTTGGTCGCTTTGTTGTTGAACCGCCCCTAAAACTGTGCTATTACTTGTTCCTAAAATCCCCATATTACTCACCCTGCTCTCCTTTAATTAGATAATTAATCCTTTCTGTATTTAATTGTATTTCCGCCGTCAATCTAACTATTTCTGCCATTTGTGTTTCTGCATCCTTAGCCGGAGTTGGTGGCGTTATAGTCCACCCCATGCTAGTCAGCCTCATAACATCTTCTTTAGTTAATGTGTTTAATTGTTGTCTTTTTAACATAGAAGGCATTTTCGCTTTAGGAATAAATGCTTTAAAATCTAAGCCGTGTTCATCAGCCAATATTTGTTGTTGTAGCATTTCCATTTGCTTATGAATCGCTGCATGTTTTTGGCAATAAGTTCCTCTTAGTGGCCTACCCTTCTCTACTTTATCTAGTGGGATTGGTGGCCTTAGATAGTCTCCACTTTCCCATATTTGATGAGTTCCACACACTACGCACCTATCTTTAAAGTTAAATTTATAGCCATATCTTAAAAAAAGAATCTTTTTCTTTTCCGGTAGTAATACCTTTCTTATTTCTTTCATTTGTTTCTTTGGTTTTAGTGCATCATACTTGTAATCCTCGATTGGCCCAACTGCTCTATATTGTTGCAGTTTGGGTAAAAAAGCATTCTTCGCTTGTTGCGTCTGTATTAAATTCGGTTGTTGATACATCTTTAATCATCCTCGTAAAGTTCTCTTCTTTCTCGCTTTATTCTCTCACTTTTTTTTCGGTGTCTTTCTTCTACTTCTTTAACTTTTTTAACTTTAACATTATTAACATTCCAAATACAACCCGAATCCATATCCCACACATCGGGCCAATTAAGTTTATGCCAATTATAATCAACATTTCTAATTTCAATACCATCGTAGTCTTCTGTCACTGCGGGTAATTCGGGTTTAGTAGGGTTTTTAACCCATCTTATTTCATTCCCCCATTCTTTTGTTTTAACTCCGTATTTATCATCAAAGTCTTGTAGTTGTTTTTCACCATTTATTTTTAAAATTTTAACATTAGACACATCTAATTCTAAGATATAATTATACTTGTTTATCCAACCATAGTCATATAAGGTTCTTGATAGCCAACCCCCACTGCCTAATGTAAAAGAATACCACAAACCTGTTTGCCCTCCGCTAATAGAGCGAGGCTTATTAGAAACAGGTTTTAATTCATATGTTCTTTTTTCTATTTTGTGATTCTTAGATAATGCAAATCTTCTAACAGACTTTAGCAAATTAAACCACATATTATCAATAATCCTTTATCATAGTAGTTATTCCTTTATACACCATTTCGGGGTCGGACTTTGCCGATACTATATATTTGAAACAAGGTATTCCCTTGTCATTCAACTGCCTCATCCCATATGTAAAAGGTTCAAATATTTCATGTTTGTCTATGGGTCTTTCGCTTTTATACTTCTCTCCCCACATATCATATTTGTTAGCCCATATACCAACTGCCATAGGATAGTCTACTTCTTTTTTCTTTCTACCCGAAGGCCATCTATCAGCCACAATAGTATCTACTAAAAATTTCCACGCTAACTGATGGTCTAAATTAGAAGGAGAATCTAAATGTCTATGGTCTATCATAAAAATAATATATCTTACTCTACGCTTTTGCATATCTTTAACCCATTCTTTCCAATAAATTGCTTCTCCTCCTAAGTCAGCACTTTTAATTGTATGAGAATCTCCATCAATTTTTACATTCTTTCTAGTTGCTCTATGTAAACCAACTGTTCTATCATTTATTGTAGGGACTTCCCCTCTTGTTCTAAGTTGGTGGCTTAATGTTGTTTTACCAACCATTGTAGAACCATAGACTCCAAAGTTAATTGCATGGACTCTTTTGTAAAATCCTATAATTGCTTCACCTACTAATATAGCAAAGCCTGTCATTATGGACATTTAATGCCCCCAAATATCTTTAGCCCTCTCTATAATCCAACCCATTATATTAATGTCAAAGACTCCCATTATATTACCAACTAAAAAAGCGGATAGTGCGATACAAGAACCCCAAAAATACATTTTCATTTTAATAAAAAACATATCTGCTGAATGCGCCCTACTTTGATTATACACATAGTCGGACTCACTAAAGCCCATTATGTCTCCAAAGACCAATTAATCACAACCTATTGTTGTATAGTTGCTAGGAACTCATTACTGATAGTGTTGTCTTCAAAGGTAGCGGTAGGTTCTTCCGCTACTACATTGTTTCTCCAACTATCTCTTCTAGCCGTTCCAAATTGCCTCATGCTTTCTTGAAGTTTAGCCTTGATTTGTTCTTCTCTTTGTAGTCTTTGGAAGTGGTTTTCTATCTGTCTATCCAACAATCTAATTTCTATCTTGTCATTAAGTGACAAGTCGAATAGTGCTTTCATAACCATTATTCCACCTACTGTAATAAGACCAAATAAAACAGAATGTGCTAATGCTCCATATGGGAAGTTTAATCCATATGCGGAGTAAAAATATACATTCGCTCCGCTAACTGTCCCGACAAATAAAATTGTCATAATTAATCTTGTATCTTGACTTAGTGCCGCCATAATAAAACCTCAATTGAACTCTACTGAAATGTTAGCAGTAGAACTTCCGGCTTCTGTTATTTCTAAGAAAATACCGTTCCTACAAAGAACTCCGTGCATATCATATTCTAAATTATAATGTCCATTAGTTGCTTGATGTATTCTAGCAATTTCTGTACCGCCGTTATCAGTTCCATTGAAGACCTTCACTGTTACTGCATCTCCACCCGATATTGAAATTGCCGAATGTATGCTAATTAACTTAGCCCCTTCACTACTCACAACCGCACTTGCTCCTAAAACTCCACTACTTCTACAACCGCCTATGCCCGTCATACTATCACCTGTTCATTCAATGGAGATAGACTCCACCTATTTAATGTAGCGATTACTCTTTCTTAGATTTAGAAGGAGTTTTTGCCTTTGTTTTAGGCTTAGGCTTGGGTTTAGGTTTTACCTTTTTTGGTAAAAGTTCATCCGCTAATTCCTTAACAGTTGAAATATCCTTGCCTGTTTCTTTACATCCCAATAGAACGATTTTTTCATCCAATGCTAATAATTCTTCTCGGTCTTCTTCATTAAACACAAAGAAATAGTTAGGGTCGGAAAGACGAAGAACCGCCCATTTTACTGAAACGGTTTCTTCATCTTTCCTTGTAATTTCTTTCTTTGGTGTAATGTTAAGTCTACCGATTTTAGAATCATCAGTTAATCTAACTGTTACCAATTAAATCCCCTCAAAGGTTTCCATAAACTCTTACTCTCACTGAACCAAAGTCTGCTGAACCGCCTTCTTCATTAGCCCCGCTTGTTCCTATAACAACATTGAGTTTGAATGAGGTAGT